CTCGCTGGTGCCGCCTCGAACTCGAGCGCGGTCGCCTCGGGCGCGGTGCCGAACACCGAGCCGGGCGCGTGGCGCGAGAACTGCAGCGCCTGGGTGGCGATGCTCGCCGGGCGGTCGGTGAACGCGAGGCCGATCAGGCCGATGGTGCTGGTGCCGGCGTAGTTGTCGGTCAGCTCGACCGAGGGGAATGGCTTCTGATCCTGGTCGGCGAGGCCGACCAGCTGATCGTTGCCGTCGACCTGGCAGTAGAGCGCCATGCGCTTCTCGGTCTTGCCACCGATCTCGACGTCGTCGATCTGCGACTTGACCGCGATGACGCTGCCGTAGCCGTTGAAGGGCGGCTCGGGACTGTATCCCGACACGTGCTCGACGTTGCAGCGCGGCGTGTAGGTCGCCACGTTGAAGTTCTTGACGATCTCGCCGATCATTTCGGGCGTGATCGTGCGACCGTCGCTGATCGTGTTGCCCGCCACGAAGGCGCGGAAGAACTTGCTCTTGGTGCCCATGGCGGTGTCGGTCCCTCAGATCGTTGGCCGGGTGCGGCGTTGACCCGATCAACAGGGACCGAAGGGCGACCTCTTCTCAAGCGGGCGAGGATGGAGAACCGCATTCTCCATCCACAGGCGCTCCGATCGGCGCGCGCGGCGTGGCTAGGCTCGCGCCACCATGACGACGCCCCCTGCCCTGGTCGCCGATCCGAGCGCGCTCCCTGAAGAGGAGCGGCGACGGCCGGCGCGCAGCCTCTACTGGCGCGGCTGGAGCTACGGGCAGATCGCCGAGGAGCTGGGGCTCAAGTACGACACCGTGAAGAGCTGGTGCCGGCGCGGCCGCTGGGACGATGCCCCGTCGATCCGCAAGCTCGAGGACTGCCTCGAGACGCGGCTGATGGTGCTGATCTGCAAGGAGCAGAAGACCGGCGCCGACTATACCGAGCTGGACGCCCTGCGCCGCCAGGTCGAGAGCCTCGCGCGCGTGCGCCGCCACGACGCGCCCGGCGGGCATGCCGGCGACCTCAACGACAACGTCGGCAACCGGAACGCGGGCGAGAAGAAGCCGAAGGCGAAGAAGAACCACTTCACCGCCGAGCAGGCGGCCGAGCTGAAGGACATCTTCCTCGCCCAGCTCTACGGCTACCAGGAGACGTGGTTCGCGGCGCTGAGCTTCCGCACGCGGATGATCCTGAAGTCGCGGCAGATCGGCGCGACCTATTATTTCGCGATGGAAGCGCTGATCGACGCGCTGGAGACCGGACGCAACCAGATCTTCCTGTCGGCGTCGAAGGCGCAGGCGCACCAGTTCCGCAGCTACATCGTCGCCTTCGCCAAGAAGGTCGGCGTGGCGCTCACCGGCGACCCGATGGCGATCACGTGCGGGCTGCGCCCGGCCGACGAGGCCGCGGCCGAGCTGCACTTCCTCGGCACCAACTTCCGCACCGCGCAGGGGCGGCACGGCAACTTCTACTTCGACGAGTTCTTCTGGGTCCACAGCTTCGAGGAGCTGAACAAGGTCGCCTCAGGCATGGCGACGCACAAGAAGTGGCGGAAGACCTACTTCTCGACGCCGTCGACGATCGCGCACCCGGCGCATCCCTACTGGACCGGCGAGCGCCGCAACCGGCGCCGCAAGAAGGATGATCGCGTCGAGATCGACGTCAGCCATGAGGCGCTGAAGGACGGCGCGCAGGGGCCGGATCGCACCTGGCGCCACATCGTCACGATCCACGACGCCGAGGCGGCCGGCTGCGACCTGTTCGACATCGACGAGCTGCAGGACGAATACGCGCCCGACGAGTTCGCCAACCTGTTCGGGTGCGAGTTCGTCGACGACAGCCTGTCGGCCTTCAAGTTCAACGACCTGGTCAAATGCCAGTGCGACAGCCTGGTCGAGTGGACCGACTTCAACCCCGAGGCGGTGCGCCCCTACGGCGAGCGGCCGGTGTGGGCGGGGTACGATCCGCAGAACAGCGAGAACGGCGACAACGCCTCGCTGGCGATCTTCGCGCCGCCCCTGGTCGAGGGCGGCACCTTCCGCCTGCTCGAGCGGCACCCGCTGCGCGGCCTCGACTTCGACCAGCAGGCGACCTTCGTCCAGGCGATGTTGCGCCGGTACAATTGCACCTTCCTCGGCATCGACGCCTCGGGCGTGGGCGCGGGCGTCTACCAGCTGCTCGCCAAGCCCGAGAGCGGCCTCAAGGGCGTGACCCGGATCGAGTATTCGCTCGAGGTGAAGGCCGCCATGATCATGAAGGCGCAGCACGTCATCTCGCGCGGCCGCCTCGCCTTCGACGCCGGCATGATCGACGTCATCTCGTCCTTCGTGTCGATCAAGAAGACGCTGACGACGTCGGGCCGCAACGTCACCTTCAAGGCCGGTCGCGGCGGTACCGACGGTCACGCCGACCTCGCCTGGTCGATCATGCACGTCCTCATGAACGAACCCCTCGACGGTAAGGCCGCGCCCGTCGCCACCATGGAGATCATCTGATGTCGAAGCGCACCCGCCGCCTGGGCCGGTACGAAGCCCAGGCGGCCGCCAGCGGCGCGATCGTGCCGGCGAGCACCACGTCGCCGTCGATCGAGGCGTTCACCTTCGGCGAGCCCGAGCCGGTGCTCGACCGGCGCGAGCTGCTCGACATGGCCGAGTGCTGGCACAACACCCGCTGGTACGAGCCGCCGATCTCGCGTGATGGCCTTGCGCGCGCGTTTCGGGTCTCGCCGCACCACAGCTCGGCGATCCTGCTCAAGCGCAACCTGCTCGTGGCATCGTTCGAGCCGTCGCCGATGCTGTCGCGCGCGACGTTCGCGAAGGCGGTGCAGGACTATCTCGTGTTCGGCGACGCCTACCTGGTGATGGTGCGCAACCGGCTCGGCGACCCGCTGCGCCTTGACTATTCGCCCGCCAAATACACCCGCCGCGGCGTGCGGCCGGGGTCATTCTTCTACGTGCCGTCGATCACCAAGGAAGCCGAGTTCGACCTGGGCAGCGTGGTCCAGGTGCTGCAGCCCGACGTCAACCAGGAGATCTACGGCGTTCCCGAGTACCTCTCGGCGCTGCAGTCGGCGCTGCTCAACGAGGCCGCGACGCTGTTCCGGCGCCGCTACTACCTCAACGGCAGCCACGCGGGCTTCATCATGTACGCGACCGGGCAATTCGCCGAGGGCGACACCGACAAGATGCGCGCGGCGCTGAAGGCGTCGAAGGGGCCGGGCAACTTCCGCAACCTGTTCGTCCACTCGCCAGACGGTAAGGAACACGGGATCAAGATCCTGCCGATCGCCGAGGTGGGCGCGAAGGACGAGTTCATCGGCATCAAGGGCGCGACGCAGGCCGACGTGCTGGCTGCGCACCGCGTGCCGCCCCAGCTGCTCGGCATCGTGCCGGCGCAGGGGTCGGCGTTCGGCAACCCTACCGAGGCGAAGGCCGCGTTCTACGAACTGGAGATCGACCCGCTATTGTCGGTCTTCCTCGAGATCAACGATGCGGTCGGCGCCGAGGCGGTGCGCCTGACCGAGGCGGCCATCGCGCGCCGGGCGCTCGCCAGCGCCGCGACCTGATCTACTGTCGAGACGGTGCGCGAGACGTTTGCGCCGAAGCATCATCGATTGGCCGGCCACATAGGAGACCCAGGCGCGATTAACGCAGATTATGAAACGATCGGTCTTGCCGCTAAGGGCTTGGAGCGCTTACGGAAATCCGTACATCGAACTTCCTTTTTTTATGGAACACGTTCTGAAAGCCGTTGGATCGTATCTTGAAGGTTCACATGATCGATAACTTGCCGCTCTCCCGTTTGACGGGACATGGCACGCTTTCCATCTCGGAGCGAGATCTTCTCACGAAGCTTGCCGGTCAGAGCTATTATGTTGCCAAGTCGCGGAGAATATCTCGAGAAGGAGAGCCCGTCGAAGGCTTTTTCCTGCTTATCTCTGGTTGGGCGATGTCAGCTCGACATCTTGGAGAGGGGCGGCAGATTGTTAAAGTCCATCTATCCGGAGAGTGGATGGGCACGACGAGCATGGCGTTGCGACACGCGGCCGAAGACCTGGTTGCGTTAACGGACGTCACCGTTGCCAAGGTATCGCTTGAGCGCTTCAGCTGCCTCTTCAGCGAACACCCCCGCCTGGCAATGCGGATCGTACTTTCTATTCAATCTGAGCAGTCGGAGCTAATCGATCGCATGCTGACGGTTGGACGACACTCGGCAGAGAGCCGCATCGCTGCATTTCTTCTTGATTTACGGGATCGCCTAC